TACTGCTAAAGGTATCTCTGTGTTATTAAATAAAACATCGTTGTCAGCATAAGCGTCTGCTGTAATAACAGGTACTATTCTTATAACTCTTCTAGCTTGTTGATTCATAGCCATTACTTCTCCCTAATATCCGAATGTTGAGTCTGATGGTACATAAACATCACTTCTAATTCTTAATCTTCTGTCATAAGGATGGTCTACTCTTGGTCGACTCATTAACATATAACGTAAAGCATCATAAGCGTGATCTGAAGCGTGAGTATCTACATCTTCAGAATTAGTTTTAGATAGTGGAATACCTTGCAACTCCCTAATAAGGTTAGCGCAATTCTTCACTATCTGTAATCTAGGTCTGTTATTCTCAGGTCGCTTTCTTAAATGTTCGTGTATCTGTACTTTTCCTGCAACTCTGTTCTTATCAGCCCTTCTTAATTTATGACCTTTATTAACAAGTATCTCGCCAATAGTAGGCCCTGAGTAACCTGTCCTAGCCCACGCTGCTGTATCTAATACGCCAGCTATAGACTTAATTTCAGGTTCTTCTAACTGTGTTAATTTGTCAGCTAACGCATTTCCTGTTAGACCTTTTTGGTAGAGTTCTCTATATATTATAATGGTCTTATCTTCAGGATCAATGGCAGCCCACAAACAACAACTTTCTGCAGCGTATCCATAGTCTACGCCTTTAAACCTTTCCCACCAAGATGGTATATCAAAAGGATCTATAATGTGGTGTTCAGGATCAAACTCCGCAAATGCTGCTCCTTCTGCTATATCCCAATTACCATCTAGTAATTGTTTACGTTGTACAGCAGGAAGCGAGTTAAGCATCCTTTCATATTCACCATCTTCTGCTAGATAAGGATTATCCTGTAATCGAGCAGGGATGAATTTTCTTGTTAGCCCATCGTGTCCTAAAAATGTTTTATTAGGTTCGTTAGGCATTACATATCTTTTCTTTACCCACTGCGCTCCCACGCCACCTGGGTTTGCTGTGCATCTTAAATAAGTCTGTAAGTTTTTATCTGTTGTTCTTAAACGTGAAGCTAAATAGTTCCAACCAAACTCTGTAGGTAAATGAGTAATCTCATCAAACCCTATCCAACTATATGCCTGACCTTGATAACGGTAGACATCTGCATCTCTTTCTAAGAACCCAAACTCTATCTTAGCTCCACTAGGAAACTGCCATAGCTTTTCTACTTCTTTAAACCTAGCACCTTTAAAGGCTTTAGGGTATAACTCTCTAGACTTATCTATTAGTTCTCGTAATTCAGGCATTGATTTTCTAAGTATCAATGCTCTATGTACAGGATTGTGGCAAGAGCGCAATGGATCTATTAACATTGCATAACTCTTACCACCACCTGCAGCCCCACCATATAAGACATCCTTTTCTGGTGCAGCTAAAAAATCTTTTTGTGGCCCTTCGTTAGGCATAAACTCAACGTACGAACCTGTTTCATCTAAATGTTTCTGTATAGCATCTGGTAATTCTTTACTTTCTGCTTCAGTAATAACATTTGATGTTAATACTTTTTTACTCTTAGCTAACTTTTTTTCTTCTTTGCGTAAGTTTCTGCGCAATTTTGTAACTTTAGAGTTTTTCTTTCTTAAAGCTTTTTGTGCGTGTAGTGCTGCTTTAACATCAGATAACTCATTATTTTTAGGTCTACCCCTTTTCTTTTGGGGCGTTCCATCTTTCTTTAGTATATAGTTCCCTTGAGAATCTGTCAAGTATTTTTCAGGATTTTTTAGCCAATCTTCCATAAACTTTATCCGTATGTTTTTTTAAACCTGCTCTTGACATTTTTCTACCTGTTTCTGCTTCTAACCAATCTACACCAATCCCTAGACTAATTTCTCCTGCGTGTACAGACTCAGCTACTTCTTTAAGTATATCGAGCTGTTCAGGTATAGGTTTTAAGTAACCGTCTACAGGAGACATCTCATAACCAAAAGGAACAGTAGACGATGTGCGTCTAACATAATTATCAGGAGCTAACATAGTCATTCGATTTAACTGTTGCATAAGAATACCCAGTGTCACCACTTAACCTTATGTGACCAGTATCTTGCACTTAGTTTACTAGGACTTGAATCTTGTGCATTATGTCTAGCATAGTAAGATTTTTTCCTGGCTTTATCTTTAGCTGACTTAGGATTTTTACCTGCACCACTAACTCCTTGCTGACCAAACCTTATGGTTTTAATCTTATCCCCTACTTTAGCAACTACAACGTGCGATTTAGTTTTATGACTAGGAGTACGTTTAGGTTTATTAAATCCTGATACTCCTGCTCTTGCAAGTCTAGAATCTTTTTTCTTAGCCATTATCGTTTCTTTCCTTTATGTAGGCCGTGTTTAGCGTGTTGCTTTCCTTTCTTAGTAGCTTCTCTTTTCTTTTTATTAGCGGCTGCTAGTTTCTTTTTTCCTGCTGCAGTTGATTTAAGTTTCTTTATAGTCGCTGCAGGCGCATACACTTCTCCTGTCTTAGAAGATTTCTTACCACTAGCAGTGCGCCATTTTTGTTTTGTCCATCTCTTTAAAGACTTTTGAGATTTCTTTAAGGCCATTATTATTTTTTCTTGCTGGCTTTTGCTTTAGCTGTTTTAGAAAGATCTTTAAGATGAAAAAGTTTAACACTTGTTTTGGTATGGGTTTTTCCTGTATGTAAAGTACCGTTTGCCATCTTGTGAAAAACACCTTTATGTTCACTACCATCTTTTTTAAAGTGCTTAATACCTCCACCTTTTTTATACATAGCTCTACCACCACCCATCATTTTCTTTTTAGGTCTTCCTGTTTTAGAACCATATGTTCCTTTTCCCATTGGCATTATTTGTATCCTCCACCTTTTGCTTTATATTGTTTAGCTAACATTTGTGCTTTACGCGCAGACCACTGACCTGCTTTACCACCTTTACTACCTGCTTTAATCCTATTAAAAAGATTTTTACGCATAGTAGGTTTAGTGTAGTTACCTGCTTTGTTTACGGTTGATTTCTTTTTCTTGACGGCCATAGTTTTCCAGTTGCGATAACGCTTCTCTGTACTGCAGTTTATCTTTACGTTGTTTTAAATCGTAGCGTTGTTCTCTCTTACCTTGTTTTTTAAAGTAGCTGTCTCTACTGGTATTTTTCACAGAGGTAACTTAGCTCTTAATTTAGCATAGAGATCAGGTTTAACTCTCTTTAACATAACTATACCTATTATAGTTACAAATATTAATCCTATTATAAAATCCATAGTATTATTCCTTATTGATTACAGTATAATGCTCTTGATCTATTTCAATAGGTGCTTTATCTGGCATTAAAAAGATACCGCCCCCTACGTTATGGTTGACATCCACTCTATCTACTTTGACTACACCTACTCTATCGAGTAATGTAGTAGCTGCTGCTAGCTTATTACTTGCCTGGACTATAGGTCTGTTAGATTCCATAATCTCTACAAGCTTAAAAGCTGCTTTAGGAGCGGATGTCGCTAGTACTTCTTTAGTTATCTCTAGTATTTCAGACTTTAAACTCTTAACAACGTGGTGATGGGGTGAAGAATAACCAGCTAACTTCGCAGCTTGCTTCGCATCACCTTGAGTTTCTACAAGATGCTTTAGAAAAGACTGTTGCTTCTCTGTTAGCTCTCTTTTTACTTCTCTTTTTTCTATTGTATTTAATACTGCCATTAGAATAGTATATAGTCTGTGGAGGATTTGTCAAGTTATTTACGATATGTCTTGACAAACAGTAATCTGAACTATATACTAAAGTAATCTACCCCCCAGGGTTCAACCTAGTATACCTAGATCTATAAAGTTCTATAGAGTCCGCAGATATACCAGTATTCTATCTGGTTAATGGTCTAAATTCCTACAAAATGTATGTATATCCTATATATACCCCCTGTACCCCTATGGTCTCCTGCCCCCCTATAGATCTCTGTAGACTCTAGCACCTAGAAAGTAACCTTCGCAAGCTCAGTAACTCTTTATACCTGTAAAACTACACAGAACTACAGAGATCTATGGAGGCTTGGAGAGCTAGGGGTACTTTTAAAGAGTTCTATCTGGTTTACAGAGCTATATAGACCTGTAAAGTCTTTAGATACTACTCTATAACTCCACAGTCTCCACAGAACTCAATGCCAGATAGACACCTTATCCTCTTGGTTAACCTATTGAGTTCATTGGTATTCCTTCTACTTCTCATACTTATCGAAGGGAGCAATATTAGGGTTTAGCACGAAGGTAATATAGGTTTCGTTTAATTCAGTTTAGCACCTTAAATTGTGTGCAATTTTGTGGGTAACTTTAGGCTGACCAGAGATCCTTTAGAGATCGTAGGGAGGCAAAGTTATCCATCAGATTGTGCATAATAATAAAGAGTCCTTTTGAGCCTGCGAAAAAGAATTATAATGCTGTTGCTTTTATAAGCTGGGGAGCGCAAGCGACGGTTATAGACCTGAGGAGGCCAGACTTTTCGAAGAAAAGGCCCAGGTTTCCGAAGAAATTTTTATTTTAAAATAATTAATTTATTTCTTGACTTTCCAGGATTTATTAAAATATGGCCATAATTAAATTGTAATTAATTTACTACTGGGTCACAATTTATGAGATAATCAAGCCTCAATTAACAAAAACTCTGGGAGAGTAAAAAATGAATACTTTTAAACCAAATAGCAATGAAGAAATGAATTCTGATGAAATGAAAACAGTAAAAGCATTAAATGAATTAATTATATATGCGATGAGCAGTACATTATCTCCAGTTGTTAAAGATGAGATATGGAAACAAGCAGATATTGTAAGTGCTTATATTTTTAAAGCAAATAATTGTATCTCTTGTAATAAACACTCAATCTTTTCTTAAAAGATTTTCTCCCACGAGGGGGTGAGATTCCCCCTCAATCAATTTTTAATCAAAAGGATAATAAAAATGAAAGTAACAATCAGATCGCTAACAAAATTAAATAAAGACCTCAAAACAGTACTGATGGGTGGAGAAAAAGAAGAGATTTTCTTTATAGATTTTTTAACAGATAATAAAGTTAAAAAAGGCGAACTAAATCTATATCCATCAATCTGGGAGGTGGAAAGTTTTTCAACAACAGAACAAGACGCAGAAATTTATATTACTAGAAGATATAAAAGAATGGGGAACGGTTACGAAGATTTTTCTTTAGCTGGGGAATCTATTACAGTTGAAGATAATATAAGAATTAAAGAATCTTTTATCAGAGAAGCCTCTTAAATTTCTCCCAAGAGGGGGTGAAATTCCCCCTCAATTTTTAATCAAAAGGATAATAAAAATATGAAAAATGAAATGATAATAATATCAGAATTTCAACATTTAATTTTGATAGTAGGTTATAAAAAAGCATTAGAAATAAAAACAAAAAAAGATTTAATAAAAGAAATGAAGGATGAGCAATAATGAAAAGAATGATAAAAAGTTACGGATCACAGTCACGAAAAATGGCTTGGGCTAATGCTCGAAAAGAAAAAATAACAATAAGTACACACGTTTATATAGGTTCGGAAGCATCTCTAGATATTTTTAAATCCAGATTAGATGATTCAGAAATCAAAATTAGAAATCTAACTTTCAATAATGGGGGGCTGTAATATGTCTTATGATTTTAGCGAGCATTTAAAAAGCACAATCTTAGAAATAAATAAAAGTAATCGTATGCTAACAAAAGAAAAAGAGCATCAAAAAGAACTAGAAGAAATGCAACACCAAGCAAGTGAAGATGTAGAGGAGCTTAATTTTAATGACTGATAATCCAGATATTATAATGTTATGTAATCGTTTTGCTTTTATGGTTGATGAACTGGGATATGATAAAGCCTGTAAATTTATGGAAGATGTCTATAATAAACGGTGGCTACAGTCACAAGAAATTATTTATCAGTGGTACGATTACGAATTTAATAACTTAGCAGAAATGAGGGGTATATAATGAAACAGCCAAACCAAGATTCACAAATGCACAGCCCGCCAGAATGGGAAGAAGATAGATTCTTTGAAGTCACCGTTACACTAACAACATTAGTTAATTGTGAAGATGAAGACACCGCAAGGCAAGAAGTAGAAAGAGATTTATTCGCGGGTGATATTGAAGATTGGCAAGTAGAGGAAGTATGGGCGAAAAACTTATGATAAAAATATCTAACACTAAAAAAATGGGAGCTGTATTTTCTTGGTCTACACAGGCGGGGCATCCTTCAGAAGGAGGGAGCTGCCCAGCTTCTTTTGATGACTCTGGAGATTATGTAGATGCGTGTAAGGGTTGTTATGCTAGAGAAGGAAACTACAGATTCCCCAATGTAAAAAATACCCGCTTGCATAATATGGAAGATTGGAAGCGTAAAGATTTTACAAAAGATATGATTGAATATATTGATTTGAATTGTAGGTATTTCAGGTGGTTTGATTCTGGAGATATGTACAATCTAAAATTGGCTGAGAAAATTTTACAAATCTGCAAGTCAACACCGCATTGCAAGCATTGGATTCCTACCAGACAATATAAATTCCCAAAGTTTAATAATGTGATTGAACGATTGAACGGACTATCAAATGTTGTGGTTCGTTTGTCTTCTGATTCTGTTATAGGTCACACAGTAGAAGGAAAAAACACCAGCACTATAGCGCCAAACTTTCATATCAAATCTTTACCGAAATCATTTATTAAATGTAATGCACAAGATCAAGAGGGGCAATGTAAATCTTGCCGTCACTGTTGGAATAAAAAAATTAGCGTGGTTGTTTATCCAAGTCACGGACAAAGAATCAAAACAGTATTAAAAACTAAGGAGCTAACGCAATGAAAAAACCAAAAGGAAACAAAGTATTATTGCACAATGATAATACAAATTCTTGGGTGTGGGGAAATGTTGAGAGTTTATTAAGTATTCAATTCACGGCTAACTTTTTAGATCCTGATGGCAACGAGTGCTTTGGATATTATTTTTATAGAGATATAAATTTAACTTGGAAAGACTCGGAAAAATAAAATAGGATTGAACGCACTATTTAAAATAGAGTTGAACGCGGTCACATATTTTGCTAAAATTATAGGTACTAAATAAATAATCAATCGGGGGATTGAACGATGACAAAAGCAATAAATGTATTCTCAATGTTTGACGGTATGAGCTGTGGACAATTAGCTTTAAAAAAAGCGGGCATATCAGTTGGAACATATCACGCTAGTGAAATAGATAAATGGGCTATCCAAGTTACTAAGAAAAACTTTCCATATACATTACAGATGGGTGACATTACTAAACTAGAAGATTGGAGGCTCGAACTTATTAAAGATGAAATAGGAATTGATTTAGTAATAGGTGGCTCACCTTGTCAGGGATTTTCTTTTGCTGGCAATCAATTAAACTTTGAAGATCCTAGATCTAAACTGTTCTTTGATTTCGTCAGAGTCTTAAAGATTCTCAAGCCTAAGTATTTCTTATTAGAAAATGTCAGGATGAAAAAAGAAAGTCAGGATATTATTAGTGAGTATCTTGGTGTTGAACCTGTGGCAATCAATTCAAATCTAGTGAGCGCACAGAATCGGCACAGATTATATTGGACTAATATACCTTTTGATATGCCAGAAGATAAAGAAACTATGCTTGCTGATATCTTGGAAGATGGAGTAACAGACAGAGAGAAATCACATTGCCTTGATGCTAATTACTTTAAGGGTGGCAATCTTAAAAGTTACTTTGAGAAACACAGACGGCAGTTAGTATTTACTAGCGGTGCATTTAGAGGTCGCTATAATTCTGAAGGCAAGACAGAACAAAAACTAGAGCTTAGATATGATGGTAAAACTAACTCACTTACTACCGTACAAAAAGATAATGTAGCTGTTGATCTTAAAGAATTAACTTGGCGGAAGCTATCAGTAAAAGAATGTGAAAGATTACAAACAGTACCTGATGGGTACACTGAAGGAGTATCGAATACACAAAGATATAAGATGCTCGGCAACGGCTGGACAGTAGATGTCATAGCTCACATATTAAAGGGGATAACAGTATGAAAGTTAAAGAACTAATACAAAGACTTGAAGGATTAGATTTAGATGCAGAGATAATTTTTTATTATTTAAAAGATAATAATTTAAACGAATGTCAGCTATGTCAGTTAGAAACTATTATAGAGTGTGATCGCAGAGTTGAAATCACAATAGAGGAGATAGTGTAATGAAAAAATACAATGAAGATATGATACGAGAAGCAGTAGATATTGCAGTAGGTGATGATGGCTTTAGAAGTAATGAAGTCATAGAGATATTAAAACATTTAGAAAATCCTGATGTATATAGCGAGCCTGATCAAGCTCAATCAAAAGACGATTACTATATGTCACTACAAGATTAACCCCGATGAGTTGGCAGATCTCTTTTATGTGTGGAACTTTATAAGTTGCTCCCTAAAACAAAACTGCCTCAATTAATTTAAACTAAGGAGATAGATGATGACTGATTTAATAACTTTTATTATATGGCTAATTGTTTTAGGAATATTCGGATGAATGAAATAGAAAAAATAGATTATATTCACAGTGCAATTAAAGAAACTATACAGGCTATAGAAGAAAATGACGAAGGTACTATTCTTCGATGGCACACGCACACTAGACTTTGCAATTCTTTAAATTTACTTAAAGATTTAAGAGAGCCTTACTTGATGGCCATAAAAAATAAAATAAACTCAGGACAATTTTAATATAGGATTGAACGCATTATGGAAATTAAATTAGGATTTTATGATATAGAGGAAGCAATTAAGTTACATCTAGAAAAAGTCTATGGATTTGATAACGTAAATATAGATTATGATTGTAGCGGATTTAATATTGAAGTGAGCGAGTATGAATATGTATATAAGAAACATAAAAACGGCAAAGAAAAAAAAGATAAAGACGGTTTTTCAATAGTAGATAACACAAAAACTAAATGGATTAAAAAACATTTCAGCTTTGGCGAATGTGATGAGCTTTCATTTTATGTTAAGGAAATAAACAACAATGGATAAACTAACTAAGCTGTATCAAATAGAATGTGCATTGACTACCTGTAGTCTAGGTATACCTATGGGTCTTAGAAAGGAATCTCAATTAAGTAAAGCTCTTAATAATGTGGAGGAGTTAATCGAACTAGAGATCCAGGATCAAGTGGAACGAGGTAACTCGCATATCATACCTAGCTATGCAGACGGTAGGTATCAAGAGTTAGAGGTAGAGTACAACGCAATGCAGCAGGCTATTGATGATGATGAGGAGGTGTCAAATGAAAGTAATAATTGAATTAGAGTTTGATGAAAAACCAACAGAAGCAGATGTCATTAATTATCTTAATGAGTTAATTTATAATGAATGTTTAGGATATATTACGGAAACTGGTTCAGGTTCTACTCAAGAAGGGTCAGGATGAGTGAACCAACTTACTCAGAACAAATGCAAGAAGAACTAGAACCTATAACTAACAAGGAAGACGGGCCGATGAACAAACGTAACCCTGTTAAAAAGAATATGGATAAGCTACACAAACCTAAGACACACACAGATAAGACTAAATACAAGCGTGTTAATAATGATTGGTCTTATGATGCTAACGGAACACCGATAACTAACGAGGAGAAGTAAAGTGAAAGCAAGAACTAAAAGATATGTAATGACAGTACACAAAGGAAACTTAGCAGAAGAGTATAGACTTGACATAGTAAAAGACACCGTTAAGTTTTTTAATAAGCATACTAATAGAAAGTTTTATGTTAAATGCCACGGAAGATTTGGAAAGAACAATCCTAACTTAGCTAAGTATACTTCTTCTAATGGTCACGTTAACTGGAGTGAATGTAGATTGGAAGATGCTCAAAGAATAGACGTATATATCCACGAAAGATAAACATATGTTAAGAGAAGTGTTAAGATTTGTTAAGAGCTATTGACAATTTCTTAATGCTTCTTTAAACTCTATAGAGCCAAGAAGGAAAACAATATGAATGAAAAGAAAGTAAAAGCATTACGAAAGAAAATCAAACCTCTTCAAGTAGAATGGTTAAAGACATTGCTGAACGAAGAAGAAGCAGCACAGGTTTCTATAGATAACATAGATGAATTAGCACCTACTCAGGATTACTATATGGCTAATCGAACTATGTACCTTTCTTTTATGACACCCAAATGGATAATGAAATATCTTAAACAGTATCCTGATATCAATTCTTTTGCAGAATTAAGTATGCACTATGAAGATTGGAGAACTAAAAATAGAGGATCTCTAAACTGGATACAATAAACAAAGGAGAACAAGTATGTTTAAAACTATGTCAATAGCACTCGTTAGTGCTTTGTTAATAAATATTGTAGGATTAAATTTATATAATCTACATATTGAACAACGCTTTGAAGGCCAAGTTGTTACTACTAATTATCTTAACGATAAGATTACTAAAATTAAAAGCAATATCCTGGAACTCAGAGCTGACTCGATAGGCTCTATCTCTCGTGCTGACCTTGTGGATACTCAAAACTTTATAGAGTATAAGGTATCTATGAATAAGAAAAGTGTGAATGGTTTTATTGATAGTCTTAATAAAGATATGGAACGTCTGAATGCTATATCTAATGTTAGTCAAGAGAACGATGAGTACTTACAAGAAAAGATAGAGTATCTATTACAAGAGATAGAGTTACTTCAAGATAAAATAACAGAGCCAAAAGAAATAATAGATGTGCCTGTGTTTGAACGCGAAGTAGCACCAGTAGTTGCTACACCTGTTGCTGCACCTATACCAGAAGAAACTAATACACATATAGAAGCTTATCATATTGAAGAGTGTTCTTATAAATTAGAAAGCGGTAGGCAGAATAGTACTAAAGGAATACAACGTACAGTAGATAGCCTTAGAAAAAAAGGAACATACAATATTTCTGTATTGTTTAATATCAACACACAAGGTCAAGCAGAAGAGCTTACAGTTAAGTCTAACACTGCGCCTTCTAAGTTAGAAAGAGCTGTACAAAGATACGTTTCTAAGTTAAAATTCGTACCTAATGAAACGCTTTTATCTAAGTGTGAAATGAGTTTTAATTTGAATGTAACATAAACGAGGTAATAAAAGATGGCTGAAGAAAATACATTTAACGCGGGAAGTGGAGTCGGTGAAGTTACAGGTCGTGCTTACTATGCAAATGTAGTTACACCTAACACTACGTTCGATGACAAGTGGGAAGTTAGTTTAGTATTAGATGATGATACGCTAACTGATTTTGAAAACAGAGGACACCCTATAAAAGAGAAAGACTTTGGTAGGTTCGTTCACTTCAAAAGAAATGTAGAGAAGAAAGGTGGCGGTCAAAATCCACGCCCTATTCTTATTGATGAGAATCGTAAACGTGTAGATACATTACCAAAGATGGGTAACGGATCTCTTGTTAAGATTCAGTACAACGAATACTCTTGGAGCTATCAAGGCAAGGCAGGCAAAGGTCGTGACCTTAGAGCTTTACAGCTTCTTGATTTAGTAGAGTACAATGAGCCTGATGGTGCAGGTATGTACGATGAAGGAGATTTTTAATGGCAGAAGATACTACTAAACCTTTTGTTACTATTGATGATGTGCAGATTTCGGTAGAAGATTTACCAGAAGAAGCACAAGGTATCTTCGGTAGGCTACAAAGGTTAAATCAAAAGAAAGCAACGCTTGCATTAGATATGGAAGAGATAGACGCAAGCATTAACTTTTTTTCAAGTAGAATAATTTCTATTGTTAATTCTTCTTTAGGTCAAGGAGAGGAGGAAGAAGAAGAAGAAGCAGTTAAATCTAATAACTAACGTAACGCTACACCCTTTACCTGTGTTTAGTTGCTCCTTTGGCAGGTAAGGGGTTTTTTATAATTAACTTGGGGAAGTCAATTGAATACAGCAAATACATTTATTAAACATATACCGTGTGAATCTTGCGGTAGTAAAGATAACAATAGTTTATATAGTGATGGCCACACTTATTGTTTCGGTTGTGAAACTAGAACAGCATCTGAAAAAATTGGCATACAAAGCAGTACACCTAGAGTAGCTACTTTACCTACAGATAGAAATACTTTCTTACATTCTTATAAAGGATCTTACAATGCTCTTGATGACAGGAAGATTAGCCTTAAAACTGCTAAAGCTTTTGGCGTTTTATCTAGCCCCAATAAGCACGTTTATCCTTATTATAATAATAATGAAGTGGTCGCAACCAAAACTAGAGAGATAGATACTAAGAAGTTTTATTCTGGTGGAGACTTTGAAGGCACTGGATTATTCGGACAACATCTGTATCGAAACACAGGCGGTAAGTACCTTACTATTACAGAAGGTGAGTGTGATGCAATGGCTGTCTATGAAATGTTTGGAGGCAAGTGGTCAGTGGTATCTCTCAAACGTGGCTGTGCTTCAGCAGTAAAAGATATACGAGAGAGCATAGAGTTTGTAGAAGCATACGATAATGTAGTACTTGCTTTTGATAACGATGATGCAGGACAGAAAGCTGCAAGGAAAGTAGCAAGGATATTAAAGCCTAACAAGACTAAGATTATGTCTTTCCCTACAGGCTTTAAAGATGCTAACGATATGCTCAAGCAAGGCAAGTTTGAAGAGTTTACTAAAGCTTGGTGGGAGTCTAACACCTACACACCATCAGGTATCCTGGAATTGTCTAGCAAAAAAACAGATTGGTTACAGCGAGAAGATAAAGAAAGCGTACCGTATCCGTGGGAAGGCCTCAATGATAAACTATATGGTATGCGTAAAGGAGAGTTAGTTACTCTTACAGGCGGTACAGGATTAGGTAAGTCAAGTGTAACTAGAGAGTTAGAACACTGGCTGATTAAAAATACTAGAGATAACGTAGGTATTGTAGCTCTTGAAGAGAACTGGTTACGCACAGCAGACGGTATAATTTCTATCGAAGCTAACGACAGGCTCTATCTTACAGAGAAAAGAAATAACTACAGCAACGAACAGTTAGAAACTTTATTCGACAATGTAATAGAAGATGGCAGAGTATTTATTCACGCTCACTTAGGCGCTACTAACATAGATGAAATCTTTTCTAAACTTAGATACATTATTGTAGGCTGTGAATGTGAGTGGGTAGTCGTAGATCATTTACATATGTTAGTTAATGTAATGACAGAAGGAGATGAAAGACGAGGCATAGATAACTTAATGAATCGTCTTCGTTCTTTGGTAGAAGAAACAGGTGTAGGTATGATACTTGTTTCACATCTTAGAAGAGCAGCAGGAGAGAAAGGACACGAGCAAGGCATAGAAGTATCTCTCTCTCATCTAAAAGGATCACAAGGTATTTCACAGTTGTCTGATTGTGTGATAGCATTAGAAAGAAATCAACAGGCAGAAGATCCAGAAGAAGCCAATACAACAAGAGTACGAGTCTTAAAATCTAGATACACTGGGGATACTGGATTGGCCTGTAGTCTAAAATATAATTCAAATACAGGAAGACTATATGAAGCAGACCTTGATCTCTCTCCCCAACAGACTAGCCTCTCACCGTTTTAAAAAAATAATATTTGATGTAGAAACAGACGGACTAGAAGGTAACGTAATACATTGTATAGTAACTAAAGTTATTGGGGGCGAGACACGTTTGTTTCCCCCTGATAAGTTACAGGAAGGAGTAAATCTTTTAGCCAGTGCCGATGTATTGATAGGCCATAACATCATAGGCTTTGATATCCCTGTAATTAAAAAACATTTCGATGTTACCTTGACTAACCATATCGAAGATACTTTAGTAGTATCCCGCTTGGTTAACCCTGTACTTACAGGAGGGCATAGTTTAAGTAACTGGGGCTACCTTCTTTATCCTAATGATGCAGAAAAAAGAAAGGCAATACAGCCAGATAGTTGGAGTGAGTATACAAAAGAAATGGGTACTTACTGTATCCAGGATGTAGAATTAAATGCAGATATATATTATAAGTTGTTAAAAGAAGTAGAAAGTTTTAGTCAGGAGTCTGTTGATCTTGAACATTCTATAGCTAAGATAATTAAACAACAAGAAGTTACTGGCTTTATGTTAGATGAAAAGAAAGCTACTATTCTTTCTAGTAAACTACAATCTAAGATGGCAGTGCTTGAAAAGAAAGTACACGAAACATTTAAACCTAAGTGGGTAGATGATAAACTTGTCACACCTTATATAAAAAAAGATGGAACATTATCTAAGCGCGGTCTTACTGATGATGAATACAAACAAGTATATCAAGATACATTACATCCTAACTCTTCTGCTGAACCTTTTATGCGGCAGAAGTGGGTAGAGTTTAACCTTGCTAGTAGAAAACAAATTGGTGAATACCTTATAGACTTTGGATGGAAACCAAAAAAGTTTACACCTACTGGTCAACCTATTGTAGATGAAAGTACACTAGAGAAAGTTAAAGATATACCAGAAGCTACACTCATTGCTGAGTTTATGATGCTTCAAAAAAGAGTAGCACAAGTTAGCTCTTGGTTAGAGTTATCTAGAGATGAAAGAGTACACGGCTTTGTTATACCTAACGGAGCTATCACAGGTAGGATGACACATCGAAACCCTAACGTAGCTCAGACACCAAGCTCTCATAAACCTTACGGTAAAGAATGTAGAGAATGTTGGACAGTACCTAAAGGATATAAGTTAGTAGGTATTGATGCTTCAGGTTTAGAACTTAGAGTCTTAGCACACTATATGAAAAATAAGGATTACATAAATGAAATTATCAACGGAGATATTCACAGCACAAATCAATCACTTGCTGGCCTTGAACAGAGAAGTCAGGCTAAAACTTTCATCTATGCCCTCATATACGGTGCAGGAAATGTTAAAATTGGAAGCGTGGTTGGTGGAAACTCAAAAGTCGGTGCAGCACTTAGAGATCGTTTCCTCAACAATCTCCCATCACTTGGAAATCTTACAGCTAGCGTTGAACGAGCAGCAAGTACACGCAAGTACCTCAAGGCATTAGATGGTAGAGTCATACACATACGGAAAGTTTATTCTTCTTTGAATACTTTATTGCAGGGTGGCGGTGCAGTTATTATGAAGACTGCTTTAGTCTTGTTAGATAATAAGATTAAAGAACTTAACCTGGATGCTAAGTTTGTAGCTAACGTACACGATGAATGGCAGATAGAAGTTAGAGAAGATCAGGCTGAACAAGTAGGACAGCTAGGAGTACAGGCTATAGTTGATACTGCTGATGTATTAAATATGAATTGTCCTTTAGATGGTGAGTATAAAATAGGAGATAACTGGAGTGAAACACACTAATCAGTTAGATTTTTTTAATGAAGATTCTTATACAGAAGATACAGAAGGACATACTTGTATTAAGTGTGAGACTTATAAAAAAACTTCAGAGTTTCCTTTTAGAGAAACAGTAGGTACATCAAGAAGATCTATATGTAGAGATTGTACTTCTATTCATACTAAGATAGTAAAAGAATTAAAACAACAGTATCCTAAACCTAATGATCCTAACTATACTTGTCCTTGTTGTGATAAGATAGAAGATGAACTAAAAGAATACGGTAGATGGCAAGACAAATCTGTTTGGGTACTAGATCACGATCATTCTACTAATACTTTTAGAGGATGGATATGTAATAACTGTAACAATGCACTAGGAAGATTTGAAGATAATACAGAAACTTTAGATAGAGTTATAAATTATTTAAATAAACACAAGGAAAACTTATGAAGAAATTAGATACAGTAGTAGAGGACATCTATAAAGAAGTATCTAAAATTAGTGACGGTAAAACTTTAAAGGTTACTGATAAACAATTAGATGAATTTGCAGAAGGTATGAAGGCAGCTATGAAGCAATGGCTTACTCCAAGAGAAGTAAAGAAACCTTACTTGCGTATGTCTAACATAGGTAGACCAGAGAGGCAGCTATGGTATGATATGAAAAGAGATCCTAAGAAAAATACATTAGCTGCTTCAACACAGATTAAATTTTTATATGGCCACTTGCTTGAAGAAGTTGTTTTGTTTTTAGTTAAGTTATCAGGACATAAGATAACAGATCAGCAGAAAGAAGTTACTGTTCAAGGTATTAAAGGACATATGGATTGTAAGATAGACGGAGAGGTAGTAGATATTAAGTCAGCTTCTAACTTTGCCTTTAGGAAATTTTTATTTGGTACACTTCCTGAAAAAGATTCTTTTGGCTACCTTGCACAGTTAGCAGGCTATGAAGAAGCAGAGAAAACTACAGGTGGTGGGTTCTTAGCTATCAATAAAGAATCAGGAGAGTTAAGTTTATTTAAACCTCAAAGTTTAGATAAGCCTAATGTTATTGAAAAGATTAAAACAATAAAGCAACAATTAAAAAAGAAGACTCCTCCTTCTCGATGTCATTCTCCTGTAGCTGATGGATCATTCGGTAATATGAAATTACCTAGTGAGTGTAAGTGGTGTGTACATAAGTTTGAATGTCATAAAGATGCTAATGATGGAAAAGGATTAAGAGTTTTTAAATACTCTAACGGTCTTAATTATTTAACAGTAGTTAAACGTACACCTAGAGTAGAAGAAATTGCCTCGTAGATTTCCACGCAAGGTAAGACCAAGAGAAAAGAATGTTCCTAAAGGATACGATAGTAAATGGGAGTATGAGTTACATCAAGGCATACTTAAATCCTGGAGTCATCATACAGATAAAGTACCTTATGTAGTACAACATACCTATGAGCCTGACTTTGTTAAAGATAAAATACTTATCGAAGCAAAGGGTAGGTTCTGGGATCACGCTGAGTACAGTAAGTACATATGGATTAGAAAAGCTTTACCTGATACAATAGAACTTATATTCTTATTTCAAAAGCCGTATGCTCCTATGCCTGCAGCTAAGAAAAGAAAAGATGGTACTAAAAGAACTCACGCTGAATGGGCGGAAGCTAATGAGTTTACTTGGTACTCCGAAGAAACTTTACCAGAGGAGTTTAAAAAAATGGAACAACAACCGAAGAATCCAGATGGAACAAGAAAGGGGTGGTACAAATGAATTATAAATTTGATGAAGACAAATCATTAGAAGCAATATCTTTATACATAAAGAGTACTTATGATGCACACTATGCTAAAGATAAAAACTATCAAGCAACAGATATAATCTTTGATGCTGGACACGGTGAAGGATTTTGTCTTGGTAACATAATGAAATATGCTATGCGCTACAAGAAAAAAGAAGAGGGCTACTTACTTGATGTTAAAAAACTTATACACTATGCAATTATATTGTACGGTGAAGAGATGAAAAGTATAGAATGTGGACATCTTTTATACGATCCTCCTAACAAGTAGGCTGGAATAAATGATAGGTAGATTACTGTATATGATACCTTTCTTTGGTATGTTCATAGGCGCATATTTTATGTGGACTGCCGATATAAAAGCAGCAATTATAATGGCAGGATTAGGACTAACACAAAGCTTAATATGTTTTATTTATCTTATAATACAAATTATAGTTAACGGAACAGACGGAACACTAGCAGTAGAAGTAGAACTATGGGATGCGGTAATGCCTATCATATTCTTAATGTTATCTTTTACAATATTTTTATTACTAACAACACAACTTGCAGAGACATTTTTAATATGAACATAGAAAAAAATAACGTAGGACTACCTACAAACTACCAGCAATTTATACATCTTAGTAGGTATGCTAGATGGAATGAAGATAAGAAACGTAGAGAGACTTGGGATGAAACAGTAGCTCGATACTTTGATTTCTTTGAGAAACATTTAAAAGAAAACCATAACGTAGATAACATTACTTGGCCATCCGTTAGAAAACATTTAGAAGATAGTGTGCTTTCGTTAGACATTATGCCTAGTATGAGAGCATTGATGTCAGCAGGTAAAGCATTAGAACAGGATAACGTAGCAGGATTTAACTGTAGCTATGTAGCTGTTGATACACCTAGAGCCTTTGATGAAACATTGTACATACTTATGTGCGGTACTGGTGTAGGCTTTAGTGTAGAGCGACAGTATGTTAATCAGCTTCCTGATTTACCTGAAGAACTACACAAGACAGATACTATTATTAAAGTAGCTGACTCTAAAATAGGGTGGGCTAAATCTTACAAAGAAATGTTATCGTTACTTTACTCAGGTCAAATACCTACTTGGGATGTGTCTAACATAAGACCTTATGGAGCTAGGCTTAAAACATTTGGTGGTCGTGCCAGTGGCCCTGCTCCTTTAGAAGAGTTGTTTGAGTTTACTATTAATATATTTAAAGATGCTTTAGAAAAAGGACAGCGTAAGTTAGTCTCTATTAACTGCCACGATTTAATGTGTAAGATTGCAGAGGTAGTAGTAGTAGGTGGAGTAAGACGTAGTGCTTTAATCTCTCTTAGTAACCTATCAGATAACCGTATGCGTAACGCTAAGTCAGGTGCTTGGTGGGAAGATAATCAGCAACGTGCGTTATCTAATAACTCTGTAGCCTATACAGATGCTGCAGAAACTGGTGCGTTTATGCGTGAATGGTTGTCTCTGTACGAGTCTAAGAGCGGTGAACGTGGTATGTTTAATCGTCAGGCTGCAGAGAAACAGGCAGCTAAAAATGGTAGACGAGAAGAGTATACAGACTATGGTACTAATCCTTGTAGTGAAATCATTCTACGGAACAAACAGTTCTGTAATCTAACTGAGGTTGTAGTTAGACCTGATGATACTATGGCATCTTTAAGAACTAAAGTTGAAGCAGCTACTATACTTGGTACGTTCCAGGCTACGCTAACAAACTTTAGATACCTGACAAGTAAATGGAAATACAACACACAAGAAGAATCTTTGCTTGGTGTTTCTCTTACAGGTATAATGGATAACATTGATATGATAAATGGTAAGATAGACTTAGAATATTTAAAGAACTTATCTGTATCAATTAATAAAGTATGGGCTAAGAAGTTAGGTATCCCCCAATCTGCAGCGATTACCTGCGTTAAACCTAGCGGAACAGTAAGTCAACTGGTCAATAGTGCTTCTGGTATTCACACTAGACATAGCCCATACTACCTTCGTACTATCCGTGCTGATAAAAAAGATCCGTTAGCTAGACTAATGGTCGATGCAGGTGTGTATTATGAAGATGATGTAACTAAACCAGAACATACTTATGTATTCTATTTTCCTATCAAGAGTCCTAAAGGCTCACTTACTAGAAAAGACTTTACAGCTATTGAGCATTTAAAAATCTGGAAAGAGTATCAAGATAAATGGTGTGAACACAAACCTTCTGTCACTATCTCTGTTAAAGAAAACGAATGGATGGAAGTAGGTGCGTGGGTACATAAGAACTTTGATGATGTCTCTGGTATATCCTTCTTACCTTTCTCAGATCACTCTTATAAGCAAGCTCCTTATCAAGAGATAACTTACAATGAGTATCGTAGTTGGTTAAAGAAAACTACAGACACGGTAGATTGGTCAAAGATTACTGAGTATGAAACAGAAGATATGACTGAGAATACTAAAGAACTTGCTTGTGCTGCAGGTACTTGTGAGATTATTTAATGGGTAGAATAAAAAGGGAAGAAGCAAAACTGTTAGGCTATAAAGTTTTGTTTAACAAACAAGGACAGTTGATTACTGAAAGAACAACTACAGACATTACCGTGTTAGCTAAACAATTAACTAAAGAAGACTTTAACCTACTACAGTCGACAGTAAGAAGCGCAACAAGAGAACTAGACGCAGTACATAATAAAATAGAAGCGGATTTAAATGCTCGTAAATCTTAACTTCCTTGTTTAATATTAATAGTAGAAGAGCTACCACCGTTAGTAGTTATTTGATTTACTTTTCCTTCTTGCTCAATGCGTATGTTATATGAGCCATCTTTAGGTACTTGTATTTCCATAGCATCTTCTATCTGACGTAAGAATTTTAAGTTAACAGCCGTAACAAAAGTACTAATCTGTGTATCACCATCATAACCCATAGCTGTACCTTTAACTCCGTCTGCTGACAGAGCTTTATCTGCTTTACCTAGCTCATCTATTTCCTGGATTACATCAAGCAAATCTTCTAAGAAATTTCCTGCAAGATAATCTATGTCCAGCTCTTGATACTCTAAATCATCTTGGGCTAAGTCATCCTGTTCTAGTTCGTCAAACTCAAGGAAGTCTACGTCAAGTACGTTACCTGCAGCCGCAGTAGTCTCTGTAGTCTCTATAGTTTTAGTTTCAGGGGGGTTGACAATTAGCATATTGTCTATCATATCTAGTGTTAGGTCTAGTATAACTGAAGGACT